CCGCAGCCTGGTAAAGCGCGGCGATCTGGAAGAATTTACCGATAACTACAGCAACCCTACCCACGTACTTAGCGAACTGATCCGTACCAGCTTTATAGCTGCGCCCGACCACACTTTCCACGTGTGCGACTTTTCCGCGATCGAAGCCCGCGTTATCGCGTGGCTGGCCGGCGAAAACTGGGTACTGGACGTCTTTAGAGAGGGCGGCGACATTTACTGCCGCACCGCTTCTAAAATGTTTGGCGTGCCGGTAGAAAAGCACGGCGCTAACGCTGAACTGCGCCAAAAAGGAAAGATCGCCGTACTGGCCCTGGGCTACGGCGGCGGTGTGTCAGCGCTGGAAGCAATGGGCGGCGCCCGCCTGGGCCTGTCCGAAGACGAAGAAAGGGAAATAGTAAAGCTGTGGCGCGGCTCTAACGACAATATCGTAAAGCTGTGGAACACCCTGGAAACGGCAGCCGTTAAGGCGATTAGAACCGGCGAAGACGTCCGGATAAACCGCGGCATCGTAGTGGGCCGCAAATGGGGGATGCTGACTATTACCCTGCCGTCCGGCCGCACGCTGTGTTACCCGCGTGTCTCCATCGGCATAGAACGTAACGACGGCTGGCGCGGCGATCACGAAATTATAGAATATGAGGGCACCAACCAGACGACAAAGAAGTGGGGCAAGATACGCACCTACGGCGGTAAGCTTACCGAAAACGTGGTGCAGGCCATAGCCCGCGATATTCTGGGCATCGTGATACTGCGCGCCCGCGAAGCCGGCCTGCCGGTGGTCTTCCATATCCACGACGAAATAGTGGTGGAAGCCGCGCCCGGCCAGACCCTGGAACAGGTGGAAGCCCTGTTTAGCAAGCCTATTTCCTGGTGTACCGACCTGCCGCTAAAAGGCGCCGGCTACACTACACCATATTACCTTAAAGACTAAAGAAGCGAAGAAATGAAGCGAATTGTACACTTTACTTACGCCGCTATAAAGCGGTACGGCGCGAAACGCTGGACAATCCAGCGCGGTAGCATAGAAATTAACATTAATTACGTGGTGTCCGTCGGACAGTGCGAGTTACAGGGCATCTACCAAAGCAGCTGCGACAAACCGTATATCGTGGAGCTGTCCAACGGCACTAAGCTGCTGGCCTACTTCCACAGCTACGGCACCGGCCCGGAAGACAAACTGCTAAGCGATCAAGGCGAAGCCGCTAACGGCCTGGTCGATCCGGACGTTTACGGTAAGGTGTCTTTCTATATGCTGAACCAATAAACCCCAAAAATAGTTACAGTATGAACCAGCAAGAAATTACCCGCGCAGCCCTGCTTATGGCAGCGCAAGGCGACCCGAAAAAGGCCGCAGAAATGGAAGCCTACCTGTCTGCTGAAACGCAGCAGTACCCCGCCGGCGGTTTTGTCCCCGGCCCGGAAACGGTACGGCCTACAATCCAAACCGAAGTACACCCGGACGGCATCTACCTGGTGTTTGGCCATCAGTCGCCGGTTATTCTCCAGAAGTACGAACCCGGCACCGTTACAGAGGATATGAAAGAACGCTGCACCGGCATAGGCATTAAACTGGGCAGCAAATCCCTGGTGGTGGACTTGTACGATATGGAAGACCCGGAAGACAGCGACGAAAAGGATTTGACGCTGACGACGGCCAAAAGCCCTGCCGACTACGACAAAGCCGCCTATAAGGATACCTACGAAGACGCGGGCGCAGACTGGGACGGACAGGCTAACACCGACCGCCTGGCCCTGGCCGGCATCCTTAACCCGAAGATTGCGCAGCAGCTTAAGAAAGGCCAGTACGTCCCGGCTATGGGCCAGCTGCTTTTCGTGCATCTTTTCCGCAAACAGATTAACCAGGCACTGCGCGAAGTAGGCGGCGAAGAAATCGGCGGCTGGTGGTACTGGACTTCTACAGAGTACAGCGCGACGTACGCCTGGTATCTGTATCTTAGCAGCGGTACTATGATCTACTACGGCACTAAGGCCAGCTACAGGGGCAGGGTGCGCGCGGTTTCAGCATTTATTGGTTAATCTTTAGTAGTCAGTCTTTAACCTTTCAAGTGTGGCGGCAGCCACACTAAAGCTTAGCATTAAGGTTTTATGGCAAACAAAGTAAAGCTGGTTTCCAGCACACGGATATACTTAGACGCTAACTGCCTGCTGGATCATATCCTGGACATAACGCCGAATTTCCCGCGCCAGTACAAATACAGCATCGGCGCTAAGATGCACGAAATAGGCGTGGAACTGATACAGGACATAGCGGCGGCCTACCTCAACAGAGACAGGGAAACGCGGATAGGGTACCTGGTGGCTTTCCAGATTAAGTTTGAAACCCTTAAAACCTTAATGCGAAAGGCTGGCGAAAGAAAATGGATTACTTCAAAAGGGCGGCACGCACAGATAGTGGAACTTATGGACGCTATCGGCAAGCAGTGTACAGCGTGGAAAAATTCGCTTATATCGACCCCGCAAGGCGATACCGGCGAATAAGCGCCAGAACCAGGTAAGGCCCCGGCCGCCTGGGCGTGCGTTTTCCGTAATAAATGGGCCGTATACCGCCATTTGCGGTTAAGAACAAGATAATACGGCGCAGACTGCGAGCCTTTCCAGAGTACAGCGCGACGAACGCCTGGAATCTGAATCTTAGCAACGGTAATATGAACAACAACACTAAGGCCAGCAACAGGAACAGGGTGCGCGCGGTTTCAGCACTTCTTACGGAAACCAGGTATTAAGAACAATACTATAACACTTAGATAGATGATTACTACGGACGATATGCTACAGGCGTACTATGACTGCCGCAAACGGAAGCGGAGAACAGCCAGTGCGGTGGTATATGAAATGGACTACGAAGCGCGCCTAATCGCGCTGCGCGACCGGATCAATACCCGGCAATACGCGCCCGGTAAGTCTATTTGTTTTGTCGTAACACGTCCGCGCTACCGTGAAGTGTTTGCCGCTTCTTTTGAAGACCGGATAGTACACCACTACATAGCCCTGCGCTTAGAGCCGCTATTTGAACAGATTTTTAGCCCGCGCACTTTCAACTGCCGTAAGGGTAAAGGACAGCTGTACGGCATTAAGATGCTGGAAAACGACCTGCGCACGGTAAGCCAGAACTATACCCGCAGCTGCTGGGTACTGAAATTAGATCTTAAAGGCTTCTTTATGAGCATCGACCGCAAGATGCTGGCCAAAATGATAGACGCTTTTATAGTCAAGTATTACACCGGGCCGGATATAGAAGACCTGCGCTTTGTCTGCCAGGTGGTAGTATTGCACAGCCCCGAAAAGAACTGCGAACGCCACAGCCCGCTAAAGTTTTGGGACTACCTGCCGCCGCACAAATCCTTTTTTACCAATACCCCCGGCAAGGGTGTGGCCATAGGCAACCTGTTTGCCCAGCTTTTCGCAAACTTTCTGCTTAACCTGCTGGACTGGTACCTGGAAGAACTGGGCATAACCCACCACGGCCGGTACGTGGACGACTTCTACTGCCTGCACGAAGACAAAGCCGTACTGCTGGCGGCTATTCCCAAAATCCGGCAGAAGCTGGCCAGCATCGGCCTGGCCCTTAACGAAAAGAAATTTTACCTACAGCACTACACCAAAGGCGTAGAGTTTACCGGTATGATCGTGAAGCCCGGCCGCACTTACATTTGTAACCGGGTGCTTACTAACTTTATCGTGGCGGTGCGGCGTCTCAACGACGCCAAAGACCTGCGCCAGGTACGCCACTGCATCTGTAGTATAAACAGTTACCTGGGCCTGCTTCGCCAGTGTAACGAGTACGGCAACCGCGTAAAGGTGCTTTCTATGATCGAGCCGCAGGCGTGGCAGTATCTGTACATAAAAGGCCACTACGAAATAGTCTGCCTGCGCAACGCATACAAGCCGAAAACTATAACACTACAGCGTATAAGGGATGGCGACTATTAAACCGGAACCGCTGCTGGTGCTTCGCAGCGACACACTAAATACCGACCTGGTGCAGTACCTTTCGGCCCGCTACCTGGTAACGGTGGAAGCACAGGAAAACGAAATTATCTACGAACTGTATAACCGTCCTACTGAAAAATGAACGAAGCAATACTAAATTATCTTAGCCATCTTTACGGCTACGTAGTGTTAATTGTGGTAGCCACCGCAGCCCTTATTTTCGCTATGGCCACCGACCTTATCTTTGGCGTGCGCAAAGCGAAGCTGCGCGGCGAAGCCACCACCAGCAAAGGGTTTAAGAAGACCTGCGAAAAGGCCCGCAAATACTTTTCCCCTTACCTGGTACTTATCTGCATAGACCTGCTGGCGGCAGTGCTGCTGCCGGTGCCCGCCTTTTCGATGCTGTGGGCTGCCTGGTGCATATTCTGCGAGTTTAAGAGCGTGCGGGAAAAAGCCTGGGAAAAGGAAGAAATAGCCAAAGCAGAAAAGACTATGAACGTAATAATAGAGAACAAAGACGACATAGCAAAGCTGGTGGCCGCTGTCCTGTTTGAGCAGGGCAAGAACCAGCAGGCCGGGCCGTCTTCCGATCCAGAACAGTAACGCCCTATGAAGATACTAATAGACAATGGCCACGGCGTCGAGACGCCCGGCAAGCGCAGCCCGGACGGACGGCTGCGCGAATACCGCTACACCCGCGAAATAGCCGCCGCCCTGTGCGCCCGCCTGGTGGCGGCAGGCTATGACGCGGAACTGATCGTACAGGAAGAAACCGACGTGCCGCTGAACCGTGGAAAGGACAGCCGCGTAGCCAGGGTAAACCGGCTTTGCCGCATCCTGGGCGCCGGTAACTGCCTGCTGGTTTCCATACACTGCAACGCCGCCCCGCCCAATAACGGCCAGTGGCATACCGCCCGCGGCTGGTGCGTGCTGGTGGCCCAGAACGCCAGCGCCAATAGCAAGCGGCTGGCCGGGTGTCTGGCCGACGCCGCAGCCGCGCAGGGCCTATACGTCCGCAAGCCGCTGCCGACGCAGAAATACTGGGTACAGTCGCTGGCTATGTGCCGGGACACCCTTTGCCCGGCCGTGCTTACGGAAAACCTTTTCCAGGATAACCGGCAGGACGTGGACTACCTGCTAAGCCCGGCAGGCCGGGCGGCTATCGTCCAGCTGCATTTTGACGGCATAACCAAATACCTAAAGAAATGATCGACCCTAAAGACGTAACCTTTACCACCGGTAACGTGCATATCCCGAACAGCTACCGGTACAACCGGAAAGAAGTAGCGGCCTTTCTGGACGACGCGAAGCCGAAGCACCCCAGCTGCCTGCCGCTGCAAAAGCGCAGCCGGGCATCCCTGCTGCGAGAGTGGGCCGCCCATAAGCTGGCCTACCTGGTAGACTTCAAGCGCGAGCGCGTGGCGTCCGTAGACCTCAATTACCCGCAGCGCTGGTGGGTTAAGCTGCTGTACTTTTTCGTCGGCGGCTTCGCCCTGGTGCTGGAAAACACAAGCGAAGTATTTATATGAAACCCTTACAGACCCTGTTACTTTGCTGCGCCCTGCTGCTGGCCGGGTGCAGCGTAGTGCGGCCCGGTACCGGCGTGCCGCTGCCGCAGATCATCCGCGATACCGTCTATCGTAACACCGTCCAGCACGACACGCTGCGCCTGGTGCAGCACTACCGCGATACCGTTATACAGCGGGACAGCGTGTACGTCGAGGGCCAGACGGTGTACAAGGAAAAGACGATCTACAAGACCCGGACGGCCCACGACACCGTACAGGTGTACCGCTACCTGCGCGATACTTTGTACGTACACCGGCGCGACAGTATAAGCGTGCCTGTCTATATCGACCGGGTGGAAAAAGTCAAGTACACGCCCTGGTACAAAAACGCCCTGGCGGCCACCGGCGGCCTGTGCATTATAGCCCTACTGATCTGGGTACTATTCCTATACCTTAAGCGCAAACTCTAACGCAATTCCGTTTCTGTAAAAAGTGCGACCCGCTGCGCCCCGCTGTGAAGTGTGGCGCAGCATTTATATTACCCGATCGCTGGCGAAATAGTCCAGTACCTGCCGGTTAGCCTTATCGGCTTTGTCCAGGCTGTATTTGATATAGACGCCGGTAACGGTGCTGCCGTGTTTGTGGCCCATAGCTTCGCTTACCGTGTCTTTGGGTATATCCAAGTCTATAGCATAGTTTGCCCAGCTGTAGCGCGCCCAGTACCAAGTTAGGCCCGGTTCCAACTTCCGCAGCAAGTCGTTACAATTCATACGGAAACAGCTAACCTTTTCGGCGAAGCAAAGCAGGTGCGTTTTGCCTGGGTATTTGTCGATAATGGCCTGCGCTTCCGGCTGTACCAGGATGCTGTAATTTTTGCCTGTCTTTGCACGCTTATAGTGCAGGCGGCCGTTTACTATGGCGTCTTTCGGCAGGGCCAGCAGATCGGCCATATTTATGCCGATAAGGTAGAAAGAGAGCATAAAAGCGTCTTTGTACATAGCCGTTTTGCCCTTTATCTGCGTGTCCCTGATCCGGCGCAGCGTCTGTACCGGCAAATTACGCATCGGTGTGTCTGTTTCGGCCCGGCTGTCTATCTTTTTGTAGGCCGGGTTTACCTGTACGCCGTCGTCTTCCGCATACTTTATAACCGTCTTTACGACCTTTAGGTATTTGGCCACCGTGTTACGCTTTAGGCCGTCGTCTTCCATCTTCTTTATCCAGGCTTCAAACCAGGCGTAGGACAGATCGCTAAACCGCAGCGTGTCCGGATCGCAGTACAGGGCCAGCCGGTTTTTAGTGGTTACGTAGGATACCTGGGTATTTGGTGTCTTCAAGTCCCGCACCCTGTCTATGTAATCGCCTACGGACGGCACGCCCACGGTAGGGGCTGACAGCTCCAAGTTAGTAAGCATCTGCCGCAGCTGGGCCGCAGTGAGCTTTCCAAACTGGCCGGTTTCCCGCAGCTCCAGGATGCGGTTACTGGTTTGCAGCAGCAGGGTACCCAGTATATTGTTTATGCGGCGAGCGGCTTTGCCTGTACAGACCTGTAGCCGTGCGTCCCAGTCTTCCGGTGCCAGATAAATGCCGGTGGCCAGGTACAGGTTAGTGCCGTGGCCGACTTTGATTTGCACCGGGTACGTGCCGTCCTTAAGTGGCCGGCGCGTGTCCAGTCGTAACGTAGATTTTCCCATAGTAACACACCTTTGTTTTGCTGATTATTTGCTGAAAAATACTACTTTTTCTACCAATATGCGCCACTATGCGCCCATTTTTCGCAGGGTAAGGGCCTAAAAATTGACAGAAATAGACACTTTTTTAATTTGCTATTTCGCTGATTATAAGCACTATAACCCCTAAATTTTTGTCAATTTCTACCGCGTCCCCTTTGGTATAGTGGGTGTAGTTTTTGCCATTGATTTATAAGTAGTTAAGTATTCCTTTAATCCGTTTGCTGAAAATTTGCTGCTATCGCTCACTTTGGAGCCAGAACACTACCGACCCCGGCAGCGTCCAACCGCTGGGCTGCGAAAGCACCTGGCCGGTAAAGCTGCGCCGATCCTTTGGCACGCACAGTATGCGCAGGCCGTTACTGTACGCCCAGCCGGTGCATCCGTCCTGTTGGAACGTTTCTATACCCTGCGTCTGGGCAAAGATGCTTGCCCCGGTCTGCTTATCCATTACGTTAATGTAGCCGGCTTCGCAGTACGTCTGCGCGCTCCATCCGTCTTTATCTACCGTACACACCGCCACGAAGAAAGTACCCGCGTCGTAGGTGTACAGGCCCGGCGTAACGGTGCCGTCGTTTCCTAATTTCGTGCAGGCCGCCAGCCCTACCAGGGCGACAGCCAGTATGGCTATTATCCGTTTCATATCTTAGCTATAAGCTGGGCTATCTGCCTGTCCTTTTCCTCAATGATAGACAGGAAGCGGTTTACTACTGCCGGGTCGTTATTATTGA